TATTTTTTAACCCAATAACTCATTGTCATTTTCGTACTACTTGAAGGAGTTCCTGCTGTAAATTTTAATGTACCATCTTGAGCAACACTATTTCTGAGGGAACTGGCTATTTGATGAGTATAAAATCCACCAGCACCAGAAGCAGATTTAAACATAAAAGGATTTTGAAGAGGTCCAGCCATAAATTAATTACTCCGTTACTATGATGGGGTTGCAAATGCTAATTGTGGTGCTCCAAGTAAAATAGAATTGGCAGCATCTACAAAATAAGGAATTATGTCTATAGCATTAGCAGTTGTAGATATTGTTCCTAATGTTGCTGCTGGCCATTCGTAATTACTACCTCCGGATAGGGTTCTTGATCCTGTTCCGTCTTGTATAACTACAATAACTCCAGACTGTCCCACACTTTCTGTAGTAGGATTTACTAATACGGTATTTCCGGTAAGTGTCAATACAAAGTTTTGATTGGCATCATAATCTAGTGTAACATTACCTGTATTTGAAGTGTCTGTCAAGGTTTTTCCTACAGCTGCTCCACCAAATGATGTTTTTAAAGCTTCTGTTATAGATATGGCAGGTGTTGTTCCTAGTGTAGAACCTTTTCCTATTACAAGGTCATCAGCAGAATCATCAAGTCCTATATAGAAGTCCTGTGCATTCCCATCAAACACAATCTTTGCATCTTCTGCACCAGCATCTCCAATTATTAATGTTGGAGTAGCTCCAGTTATGGTTACGTCTCCATCTATTGTTAATAGGCTATCGGCTACAGTAATCAGATCTGTATCATCAGTATGTCCTATTGTTGTTCCGTTGATTAAAACATTATCAATATCTAGTGAGCCACCAGAGATAAGCCCTGTAGTTGTAATTGCAGATGCACCAGTATCTATAGTTCCAAACCCAGAAGTAATTGAACCGGCATTTATAGCACCTGTTGTAACGATGCCTGATCCACCAGCTATTGGACTCAATACAGAAGCTATTGCTGTACCACCAATTGTTATAGCATCAGCTTCTAGTGTACCATCAATATCTGCATTACCACTAATGTCTAATGATCCTGCATCTAATTCTCCAGATAAAGTAATATTTCTAAATCCTGTATAGTCTTTATCTGAATCTAATATAACTGCTTTAGATGCAACAGCTGTTCCTACAGCAGTAGATCCTATATCTAATGCGTTAAGTTCTCCTACTACTGCTGTAATACCAGCTAGGGAATTTAACTCTGCTGTTGTAGACGTAACACCATCAAGAAGGTTGAGTTCCGTTGCTGTGGATGTTACAGCTACATTTTCATTACTCTTAGGACTTGTAAGTGTTTTGTTTGTTAATGTGTCTGTTGATACAAGAGATACAAGAGTTGAGTTAGCCCCAGCAGGCAACAACATAGTGTTTGTAACCCCAGCAGAATGTGGTTGTCCTTGTAATATTTGCCCATGACTATTACTTTCACAATTCAACTGTACTGCACCAGAAGCACTGTTACCCCTAACAGCTATTACTCCTGTACCTTTTGCTATTAAATTTAAATCAATATTAGAATCATCACCAGTTGCCTTTAATAGTGGTCCTTGCAAGAAAGCTGTAGAAGATGCAGAGTTAGTTACCTCAAATTGATTTACAGCAGAGCCAGTTGTTTGGAATATGATCTGTTCATTTCCACTTTCGTCTGCAATAAAATGTGCATCGTCTATTAATATGTTTTGAGAATTAGTGTCTAAGTTTCCACCTAATTGTGGGGATGTGTCTTCTACTACGTTAGCTAAATCTCCACTTGAACCGGTGCCAGCAATAACTGCACTTCTAGTTATTTTTTTAAGCCCACCACCAGATGCATCAACAGCTAAAAAGAGATCACCAGATGCAGCAGTACTAATTTCTGATAAGTCACCTACTGCTTTAGGATTAAAGTTAGTTCCATCTGCAACAAGTATATGTCCAGAAGTGTTAGTTCCCATAACAAGATCATCACCAGTTACTGTAAGGTCTCCACCAATTACAACATCTCCACTAAATGTTGCTTTTCCTACAAGAGCCATGTCTATATCTAAAGCTGTAATTGCAGAAGAGCCATCAGTTCCTTTAATCTTAAAGTTTTTATCTGCAGTGCTTACTGTAAATTCTACATCTGTTGAACTGTTTGCAATGTCTAATATAGATGTGCCATCATCTTTTATAGTTACATTTGCACCACCAGCATCTAACACAATGTCACCAGAAGAATCTAGGGTAATGTCTGTGCCATCATTTGTAATGGTATCAAGTGCAATGCTTCCAATGTTAGTAATATTAGCATCACTCATGTCAAAAGTTCCAGTAACATCTAAGTTACCACCAACTGAGACATTGCCTGTAGTAGTAATAGCATCTATATAAGCATCTTTAAAGTACAGAGAGCTAGTACCTAAGTCTACATCAGAATCTGTAGTAGGAGCAATAGAACCATTGTTCATTGTAAATTGTGTTTCACCACCTGTAGTAACGGTAATAACATCTGAGCCACTAAATGCAATGGATGTATTTGTATCCCCATCTCCTGCAATAGAGTCTAACTGTACAGCACCAAGGTTGGATATTGCTGCATCCCCAAAGTCTAAAGCACCATCAACGGATAGTGTTCCTGAGATGTCTACGTTACCATTTATGTCTACAGTAGTAGCAGCTATTTGTACTTCTGTGTCAGCTATAATGTCAAGTTGCCCATCGGCAGAAGAGTGGATGTACAGACCTGTATCTCTAAACTGTACTTTTTCATTAGTTGCTAAAAGTAGATCATCGGAGAATAAAAAATAATCCTCATCTTCCATCCATGTAAGAACACCATCGTTGGTCTCTCCATCAAATGTTAATACAATGTCTGCACCTGATGTGCCTACTCCAAATGTTGGTGCAAGGAATGCTGCAGCTAATTGATCAAACTCATTGTTTAAATCAACGGCTTCAATAACACCCCCATCTACTATTGCTGTTGAGCTCTGTCTAGTATAAACAGCCATTTATCTTCTCCCTCCCGGTGTAAATTCTAATTCAAAACCTTTTATGGAAAAAGGAATATTGCTACTTGTGTCTGTTATTTTTAGTGCTACAGCAAAGCCTGAACCTTCTACAGCTTGTCGTGTTATTGGTAAGTCTCCTTGTCCGTAAGCAGAAGAACCATACAGACCTGCTCCAAAATTTGCTCCACCCCCTGAAGTAGTTAAAGAAAATACCGCAGGTTGAGGAGTGTTAATGTCATCATAATTATATTTTATAAACATGCTTGCATCTACAGCACCTTCTGGTTTCCAGTTAAGGTTTACTTTTTGCATGTTTTTTCTAACACCCGGATCACCCATTGTTATATCTGGAGATCTGTATGTTGCGTCAATGTTGCTAGAGTATCCACCCCTTGTCCAAACATTGCCTGAATCTTGTTGGTAAATGTACCCATCATATCCACCATGTATTACAGTTTCTACGTTGGCTATATAGTCAGAATCACAAGAAGATACTTTTAATCCTTTTATATCGGCATACTCAAAACCCATTTGCTTTGCATTTGGATTCATCTTTATTGTAGCAATTATCCCCTTTTGTGACCCTTCAAAACCATCAGTAAGAGGGTAGAATATACGATACTGAGACTTGTCTCTTATTACCAAAGAGGTAACATTATCGTAAGTGATATCATTGATTCTATCTTGGATTTGCTTAGAAACAGTTCCAAGCTCCACGTCACCAATTCTTGCTGTACCAGCAATTGTTCTGATACCATCGGCAGATAAGAATATAATGTCACCACCTAACTCCTGTATTGAATGGTTAGCTATTGAACCCACGTTTTTTGCTACTTCGGCAAGTTGAAAATCACTTGAACTTGTTCCTGCTACTTTATAAATTCTTCTTTGGCAAAATATAAATAGTTCGTTACGAAAAACTTTTAATCCTGTAACTACGTCACCTACTTTTATTTCTCCAGCACCTGTGTTAAAGTCATCTTCTGTAAATGGCCCAGAAAATATAACACTGTGCGTAGAATTAGACATACCACCGTAAAACATATGGTTAGCAAAAGACTTTACAAACTTAGGATTGGTAGGGGCTGTACCTCCACTTGTTGCATTTATTACGTCTTCTGAAAAACTTGTGTCTAATGTAAAAGCTGCTGCTGCCCCTGTAGCAATTATTATTTTATCT